AAAATAAATAAAATTTATTAAGGATTTAAAGTTTGTTTAAAAATTTTAAATCCTTTTTCTTTTTTAGATATAAAGTTAAAAATGGCATTGATAGAAATTTCTTCCATCAACACCATTTATTATGGATATCATAGATGCAGTTCATTTTTATTTATAAATTTATTTTTCTTCTTCAACAAAATGTATATCATTTTTTAAGTTTTCTATACTAGATAAATCATTTTCATCATAATTGCCAGTAGCCATATGTCTAGCTTCAATATTTTTTAAATCATCTTTATTGATAGTATATTCATACTCTTCAGCATCCCATTGATTTTTAAGAATTATTACATAAAATAGTTTATGTTCTTTATCAATAAGTATCATAGTTGGAATAGTAGGAGTAATATCCTCTTGTTTACCTATGGTTAAAATTGAAAATTCTGTATTCTCTGGAATAAACCTTAAATTTGTTGAGCTATCATTTTCAATAATACAATAATTTCCTTTTAAAGTTAAATCACTACTAGCTAAGGTATCTTCTGAAATTTTTATATTGTCTAATTCTTCTTTTGTTAATTTATCTCCAACATTATATTTATTAAAGCCCTCATTAGTTATTTGTAAAGCATCTAATTCATTACCACCTTCTTTTTCTTCTAAAGTTAAAAGATAGAATATTATATCATTCCCAATTTCAATAGATTCTTTTTTTGTAATTTCATAATCCCATTTCTTTCCACAACTTATAACTAATAATCCTAATAAAACTATAAGTAAAATAAAAATCTTTTTCATAATATTCTCCCTCTATTATTTTGTTTGTTTCTATATTAATATTTTATATGATATTTAAAGAAAAGTAAATAAAGAGATAAAAAAAGCCCTTGAATTAAAAAACTTTCAAAGACTTGGATATGGTTAAGATTGGTGGAGATGAGGCTAAACTTTTATTAGCAATATACAAAGAAGAAAGAGAGAAATTATATAATTAAAATTTGATTTTATGATATAATAAAAATAAAAAAGGAGTATTTATAATGAAAAAATTTGCTGAACAACATGATATTCGTATGTCACCAGATAGAATTAGAATGGCAACACAATTTAGAAAGGAGCGTTTAAGAGAATTTTACAAGTATAAAGTAACAGCTATTGAGAGATATTTAATAGCAAGACTTGAAGAGGAAAAATACAATAATGACTTTGATAAAGCTTCTAAAATAGATAAAATTTTAAGTTCTATAATTGGTATTGCTGATTCAACTGACTTTATAAAAATAGAAGAATCAATAGCATATGATAATGAAAGAGAATTTCAAAGAGTGGTTTTTGAAATAAATACAACAAATATAGAACTTGCAAGATTTGGAATAGACTTAGAAAATGATACATTTAACATTATAAAAGCAATAGAAAATCAAATAAATTCATAATAAAAGAAAAGGAGTGGTTAATATATGAATGAAATAAAAATTAAAAATGAATTTTTAGAAGTTGATTTAATGAAGGGCTCTAATGATATTAAAGGAATATTTGAAGAAGCAACACAAAAAATAGAATTTTTAAAAGATAAAATGTTATTTATAATTTGTTATTTAGATATAAGGATAAATGAAGAAACTCAAGAAAATAAAAAAGATGAACTTATTGAATTTTACAATTTTTTAAAAAATGAAATAAATTCATTGTATAATTCAAGATTAGGAAATTCTTTTCGTGATGCACAAACAGGGACATTAAGAAATTCTTTATCTCTTAGAGTTACAACAAACGAATTAATTAAATATAATATTGATTTTTCAATGCCTATAAATTCTATACTAGCTTCAATAACTGCTCAAGAAAATTTAATAATTTAAAATAAAAGTCCAGATAATAACTGGACTTTTTTATTACATCTCATTTCTTAAAGTTTGTAAAAATTCTATATATCTCACTAAAAAAATGATATAATATACAAAAGGAGGAATTGTTATGGGAGAATGGTTAGAAAATTTAATTAGATTAATTGCAGCTATTTTTTATCACTTTACTCATATATTTACTTTTTATTACTCAAAGCCATATTGGTTTATTTTAAATTGGATTATTCCTGTTCTATATTATTTATATCTACGTTACAAAATTAAATTTTATTTTCGTGATGGTATTGCTGTTTCAATATTCAGGAACTTCGTATATGCATTTTTTGGTGCAACCTTAGGAGTATATTGTTTACTTTTAGCTTTTGGTATGACTTGGCATGTTGGCTCTTTTTTTGTAGGTATCTTTATAAAATTTGATAAATATTTTATTCCTAAACTTATATGGGATTTTTATAAAAAGAATGCTTTTTACCCTTTTCCTATATTAATTTTTGTTTTCAATATGCTTAGCATAAAATGGGATTTAAAAGATTTTGATAAAGAGTATGGTGTATATAAAAAGAGGAGAAAAAAATAATCTCCTCTTTATTTATTATATGTTAGATTTTTAATTTTATGCAACTCATTTTGATAAATAGTAAGTTTCTCTAAAATTTCAAATTCGTCATATCCCTCTGCTTCTAATTTCTTTTGATATGCCTCTAATTCTTTTTGTTCATCCTGATTTACTTCTGCTTCTTTAACTTCTTTTTTATATTCTTTGTAATTATTGAAAAATTCATTTTTTTCATCTAATTTTTCTACAATTTCTTTTTCTGATAAGTTATTTTCTGAAATTATTTCAACTCCATTTTGAATATTTTTTATAACTTCTTCTTCATTTTCACTATTAATTATAGCGTATTTTTTAACTGTATCTATACCTCTATCTTTAAGATTTTCCATAATTTCTTTATCATTATACCCATATTGTCTTTTTAATTCTAAGGCATCTATAGCTGTCATTTCTCCATCTTCTACTGCTCTATCTGATGTAAATTTTGCAATTAAATAATCTATAAAATTCTCTTTTTCATTATTTTTCACTTTATCTGCTAATACTAATCTATCATAGATAATTTTTTCTTGTTTGTTTAATCCTTTATATTTTTTGTATTCTCTGTTGTTTAAAAAACTTCTTGCAAAAATTTCTAATTTTTCTGGAACTAAATTTGTTAAATCGCCTGTTACACCTTCGTATATACGATTATATACAGACGATATAGGAGAACCTCCTCTTCTTTGGTAAATAACATCAATCGGTATAGCTCCTTCCAATCCATCTTGAGCTATACCTAACATTGAATCAATATTTCCATCTAAAGCACTTTTGAATTGTGCTTCCATTTTTTCGTCTTCAGAACTTCCTAATATTTTAGCTTCTCCATACTTTCCGGCAAGAGAGGCGATACCTAACAATGTTAATCCAGGTAGTCCAACAGAAGTTAAATCCTTTATATCTCTTCCTATAGCTTCTATTGAAAATCTATTTATATATGTTCCATCTTCTAATTCTGCAAATCTTACAGCATCCCCAAAATATTTTAATATACTTCTGTTATAGCTTGTAAACATTAATTTTATTTGTGCTGTCATATCATTTATTTCTGTATTATTTCTAAGTGGGCTTAGTGTATCTTCTTCATAAGCATTCCTTGTTATTAGTTGATGTATTTTTTTAGTTATATCTGAATACCCATCTTGATACAATGCTTTCTTTAATCCATTATCACTGCTATTTACTTCTTGTTTCCATAATTTAAAACTTTCATCATTTCCTATACCTAATGCTTGCAATAGCTTTTTAGATGATGGTTTTAATTCTACAAAATTTTCTGTATTTAGTATTTTCTTAATAGTGTTTATTCCTATAATTCTTGAGGCAATATATCTATTCTTTTGCATAGAGTTTTGAAACATCATTGAGGTACTACTTAATACATTTTTAAATTTAGAATATCCTGATATTTCTCCATTACCCAAAAGCATTTTGGCATTAACTCCTAATTCCATTAATGCTAATTCATCAGCATAATCTCCAGCTATAAATTTCCCAATTCCTCTATATAATTTTCCTAAATGATAAGAACTAGAAGCTAAAGGCTCTAATAAATTATATGCTGTTGATACAGCTGAAATAGGAGCAACAAGCAAATTTTTTGCTGAATTTCCTCCATATTTTAAAGCCTTTAATGTCGCTAAAACTGGATGAGATAATGTTTCTTTTATTCCACTAGCAAATAAAAGCCAACCTCTTGTAAAACCTAACATAGTATTAACCACTTCTTTTGCTGGCTCTTTTTGTACTGAACTTTTAAATATTGATTCTGATTTTATAAAATTATTTATTTTCTCCATAACTACTGGTGCTATTTCTTTAAATCCTTTATTATGTTCATATTCTTCAATAAAATTTTTACCATCTAAAAGGTTTTTTCTTAATATAGGTATAGTATTAAAAAAAGATAATAAACTTCCATCTTCCTTAACTAAATCATCTAAAACTTTAAAAGGTACTCCCCAAGTGCTCATTGCTGCTTGTTCATTCATTATAAGTCTATCCATAATATTTAGCATATCATAATTATCTTTTAAATAAGGTTCTGCAAAATCTAAGAAATTATTTATTCTTTCCTTTTGATTTTCCCCTACAAAATTATTTTTTATAAATTGCATTAAATCATAATTATCTAAGTCTGTCTCTTTTAAACCTGCCTCTTTCATATCTAATTCAATTTCTCTTACATCTTTTGTGGTTTCTGTTAAAAAATGATGTAATTGTCTTTTAAAATTATCATCAAATTCTCCACCTTCGGCAACAAATTTTAAATTATTTAATTTTTCTCCGAAATTTTTTTTAAAAAATTCAATATCTTTTATTGCTAAATCTTCTAACATTTTATCTTTATTAATTGATAATTTAATAATAGCAGTATCAACTTTCTTTTGTTTTATTGCTTCAACATCATTAACTAATTTATCAATATTAAACTCTTTATCTCTTATTGTTTTACTTCCAATATTTAAAAATTCTTTATATGACATTTCACCACCATTAGGCTTTGTTATAGCAATAGTTTCATATTTTGACCTTTTAGCTTCTAATACTGCTACCACTTCATCATAAGTTAAATTTTTACTTTTATAATCATTAAATACATCTGCAACTTCTTTAGCAAAACTTTCAATATTATTTGTGTTTGATAAGTATTTATTATATTTAGGAGAAGTTTTTAATAAAGCCTCATTTTCTTTAACATTATAAGTTATTCCATTTTCTATTGCTCTTCTAAAATTATTATTTTTCTTATATGAAAAATTTTTTAATTTGTTAATGTCCCAATCAGAATTTTCTACATCTTTTATTAAAAATGGCATTTGTTTTCTTTCTGATACTTGAAACAGAACCGAATTAACCACTGATTTGTTTTCTAATGCTTCACCTAATACATCATTGTACCCTTGACCTTTAAAACTCATAGAAAGTGTATCGTAAAACATTGGATGCATATCTCTCATAGATTTTAATGTTTCTATTTTATACCCATCTTTTGTTACTATATACGGAGCCGAAATATATCTATCAACCCAATCTAAAGCCATTTTATCCATATTTCTATTAGATTTTCTTATAGCTTCACTTAAATTAATTTCTTCTTTAGATTTGGCTTGTATTTCTATCCCTTTCTCTTTTAAAATATTTCCTATATCTAATAACTCTTCTCTGCCTTTTGTAAAATCAATTATACCTGGTTCTACTCCTGTTCTTTCCCTAATGATATTATTTTTGATTTCTTGTTTAGGAAATACTCTTTGCATTCCCTCTTCAATAGGTTGTGATTTTATAACTTCCTTTTTTATACTGTCTGCAATTTTATAATCTCTATGACTTAAATCAATAGCTGTTACTTCTCCTAACTCTTTTCTATAATTATTAAATACAATAGGCTCTAAAATATCCCCATTTATTGTTTTACCTTTTACGAATATATTATCTGTTGCAAAATTAAAAACTTTCTTCCCACTGATTTTAATTACTGGAAATACAACATTTGATACAACGGCTCCTCCAACTGCTTGTACTAATTTTTCTGAGGGTTCTCTTTCTAGTCCTAATAATTTATCTTCCCAAGTATTAGAATAGTAATTATCAACAGTGTCAGAAAACATATTAGCCCCAAATCTACCTATTGAGGCAACAACACCACTACCAGGGACTAATACATTTACTGCTGTATTTATTGCAATATTTTTTGTTAATTCTATTGGATTAAATAAAGTTGAAGCAGCACCATACACTAATTGAGAAGTAACTTTTTGAAATGTATTATCTCCTAAACTATTATAAAAATATTCGTATTCTCGCCTGTTCGCAAGCTCTGCCTCTCTATAAACATCCATTATTTCTTTTCTTTTACTTACTTTATTTTCTAATTTTTCAACTTTTTTATCTGGATTATAATCAAATCTTTTTTTAGCTTTTTCACCAGCTATCATATCTTTATCAGAACTATTCATCAAATCATTAAACATAAGTTTAGTCATGTTCTTTGCAGACTGGTAACCATAATTTAAAGATTTAGATATATAATTTTCTTCAAGTTTAGTAGTTCCTGTCATATCTAATAAATCTACTTCATTTAATTTATTCATAATTTTAGGTCTCCTTTTAAACCAGTTGATTTCATTCTTTTTCTAGGGGTTATACTATCTGCAAATGCTTCAACAGCAGTATCTTGATTTAGCATTGATTTCATTTTTTTATTAGCATTGTTTTTATCTTTCCAAATCATATCTCCAGTATATAAAATATCTTTATCAGTTAAATTACCTGTTCTTGTTTGATATTCTTGGATTCTTAGTCCAGCATTATATTCGGCAACAGCTTTTTTTGCTGTATAGCCATCAGCACCTTTTTCAACTAATTTATTAATCATAGCTTTTGCTTCATCAGAAGAAGTGTATTCTTCTATTAGATATCCATCAAGTTGAGGTGTTAAATTTCTTGTTTTTTCAATACTTCCTATTGCTCCTAATTTAGCTTTTGCTATAACATCTCCTTTTTTAGCTTGTATTCCTACATCAATACTCTTTGTATATCCTCCATCTTGTGTTAAAGAATTTACAACTAATTGTGTCATCTCTGAATTATCCCCACTGTATGCCCCAGCAACATCAATAATAGCTTGTGTTTCTGATTTTCCATCTCTCATTGAATTTGCTACATCTACTCTCATATTATCTAAAACAGTTTCAGGGACATATCCTTTTATATATTCGTTATTAGCATTAATTTCTTTTACAGACTTTCCTGTTATATGATAAATTCTTGAATTGTTAATATTCCCACTTTCCAATGCATTAATTTCTCCTGCAATTCTATCATCATATCTTACTCCCTTAGATGTTTTAGCTGTTATAGCATTTTCCATAGTAGTATAATTTCCACTGTTATAAGCTATATTAAAATTTGCTTGCAGCATTTGCATTCTCTCTTTTTCTTCTCTTTTTCTTGCTCTTTCTTCAGCAGCTGCAGCTCTCATTCTTGCTCTTTTTATTTCATTAAACCTAGTTCTATATTGATTTATTATAGTTTTTGTTTCACTGTCAAAGCTTGTTAAAAAATATTCTTTAGCTTGGGCAACATCTTCTTTAGCAAATTCATTAGCAAGATCTGTTGCTAATTTTTCTTTATATTCTTTGTTATCCATAGAATACGCTAATTTCTTTAATTCTATTTCTTGTTTATCTATACTCATATTAGGATCTGATATAATCTTATTTAAGTGTTCTTGGTAAATACCATTAATCAATGTTTTTGACCTGGTACCTATCATATTTTCTAGTTCTTTATCTGTTAATCCTAGTGGTTGTTGTAAATAAGAAAGATTTTCTGATATTTTTTTTACATATTTACTAATACTCTCATAGTCAGTAGGAGAAATATTTTTTTGCCCTATTGCTATAATCTGGTCTATGTTTGCATTGGTACTATTTATAGTTTCTTTTAAATACTCAATATTTCTATTTTTTTGATACCCTAAAATTATACCTTTATTCTTATTATCTAAGTCTTTTTTTAGATTTAATTTTTCATCTCTATTATAATAAATATTAGAATTTAATAATTTTATTTTTTCAGACTGCAAGGCTTTTCTGTCTTCTAACATAGCTTCATATTTTTCTTTGTCTTTATATATGTTAGGGTCATTCCATTTCTCAGCAAAATCTAAATCCATTTGTTCCAAATTTAATTCAAATTCAGTTCTCTTATTTTTTATTTTTATAGCATCCATTTCTTTAGCTATTTTTTCTAATTCTTCAAAACCTCTTAAGAAAGGCTTATTTAATAAATGTTGTGTGCTTGTATCTACTTGAACACCAGTTATATTTGCACCTGTTCTTTCATTCTGTACAACCTTTTCTAAAAAATCCATTAGAATCCTCCTCCTAAACTTAATTTAGGTCTTCCAAAACCAGAATCAAATCCTCTGTTAAAACTATAAGGCTTAGAGAAATTAACCTTACTTACACGCTGTTCTTTGCTTGAATCATCAGTAGATAATTCCGATTTTGCTTTAAAGTTTTTATAAGCTGATATCCCAGCCATAGCAACATCATTTATTCCATTAAGTATCATTTGATTAGCTTGTTGTTGTGCCTGAATTTTAGCTCCATTAATATTAGTCAATGCTTGGTTATAATTACCTTGAGCTTGGTATATTTGGTCAATACCTTGTTTAGATACATTCGTTAAATCATTTTTTTCATTCTCTATAGTATTTCTCATATTTTCAAAAAACTCACTTTCTAATTTAGTTTTACTATCTGTAATATATGAATTGTTATCTTTTTCAACACCTTTCATTTGACTTTTAAAATTCAAATTCATCCTTACATTTTCTTTTTGCTCATACAGATTTTCTTTAGCTGCTACATACTGTTTCATCATTCCTCTTAAGTTTGTTTCTGTAGCTTCTTTTATTTGCTTTTTATTATAGTTAAACTGCATTTCTGCAGTTTCTCTTTGTAATTTTGCTATTTTCCCTGCAGTCTTGCTATTATTTAGCCCGCCTAAAATTTGACTTATTCCTTTTGCTCCTTGAAATATTTCTGTCCACATATTATCCTCCTAATCACTAGCAACTTTTATCTTTGTATCTATTCCTAGTATCTCAAAAATTTTTTCATTTTCATTAGTTGTAACTTCTATTTCGTATCCATTTAATATAGGGAACTGTTCATCAAGTCTAAAACAACTAAATAAATCACTTTCTTCTGGTATTTTTGAAATAATTGTATTATTTATTTTTATACCTTTTATTGCTTGGCTATCTTCATTTAACACTTTTACAAAAACTCTCTCAACATTACTTTGATAATCATTAGAATAGTTACCACCTTTTTGTGTAGAGATAGCAGGTGTATTAATTTTTAGTTTAGCTACTCTTACATTATTTTTACTTTCACTCAACAAAATATTTTTATCATTTTGAAAAAGTAAATATTTATCCAAAGAAATTATCCTCTTGAACTTATAATCTTGGGATATTGTAAATCTTCTAAAAATATTAAAATCTAGTGCTTGATAAAATAATAACGAATTAAATTCAGTGTCTGTTGAATTTTTACTTTTCTTAGTTCCAACAAGCATTACTCTATCATCATATTTTAATTTTCCAATACTATCACATTCAGAGTATATGTCATACTTTTCTACATTCACTGTTACAAAAGTTTCATAACCTGTTTGGTTAGGTACTACTTGAACACATTTTAATTGACCTTCTTCTGATATATAGAAAAAGTTATCTGCTATCAAAACTCCTTTATCTCTACAAGGAATTTCACTAGCTATATGTACAGAATAATTAGTTGATGAAAAAATATTCCCAGAACTAATTACATATACACCTTTATTTGTAGTAACATACATTCTATTTCCAACTTCACTTGAATATATTTTTGGAAAAATATTATTTATAGGATTAGGCTTGAAAAAGAAAGCGCTATCTGCTTTTGTATCATTCTTAAAATCAAAATAATCTCCTTTTTTAGAAAAATAGAATATTCCATCTTTTATTATATATAACCTATCAGAGAACATCCCTATATCTACAATATCATTTTTTAACTCCTTTAGTTCTCCATATCCTATTTCTCCACTGACATTTTTATTAAAAGTTGTAAAATATTCAGAGCCATATTTATTATCTGTGCCACCAACAACTAACTCTACTTTCTCGTTTCCTAATAGATATTGTTTCTCTTCATCTTTCTTAAAATATCCGTGCATAACACCAAAAACCATTCCATCAGTTGCATCATCTATAATATTATCTGTGATGCTTGTTTTATATTGTTTATAAAGTCTTTCTAATTTTATGTTAGTTTCAAAAAGATAAATACCATTATTACTTTTAATTCTAGGGTTAGTATAAGTTCCTAATAATGATATTCTTATTTCAGTAGTATCTTTTAATTTATAACATTTATATACATCTATTTTTACATCTTGTCTATCTTTAATAGGATATTTAAGAAGTTCTAAAAAATTAGAACTTCCTATATTACCTGTATTTTTATCAAATTCATATACACTAGAAGTTTTTCCTATCAAAAACAGTTTATCATCTGCCATTTTAAAATTATGATAATTTGGACTTATTGGATGTTTATAGAGAATTTGGCTCAAATCTTTTTTTATTGTATATATGTTATTGTTTGAAATACCAATGTAAAAATCATATTTTGTATCAAATAAATGGTTAAATAGTTCTGCATTTTTTAAAATATTTTCTTTCCATTTTTTAGCTATTTTTAGGTTTCCCATTTCATTTATAACGAAATTTTCTATTTTTTGTGCAGATTGTTGATGTATCTCTGACTCTCTAATTCCTGCTAATCTTTCCCCTACTTCTCCATAATTAAATAAATTTATTCTACTTATCATATCTACTCCCATACATTATGACTAAAACCTTGTTGATATATTATGTTCCTTTCTTCTTCCTGGTATTTAGCATCCATTATTTGAAACCTATCGTTATAAGCATTAAAAGCTAAACTCAACTCCCTAGCTAATCCATATGTTAATAAATTAAATAATTTATCTGGCAACTCTTCAAAATCTAATTTCTTACAATAATGTATAAATAATTCACCAGAAGTTGAGTATATGAACTCTCCCTCTTCTCTATAATTTTCTAAACCTTTACTTGAATTTTGACAATTTATGATATTTAAACAATCAATAGGAATATTATATCTATATTCTCCTTGTTGATTTTGACCTGTACTTGTTAATTTAACTGTAATTGCATTAAATAAAAAAGTAGTGTCAGTAGCTATATTTTTATAAAAATCATCTAGCAGATTAACTGCTTTTTGATATCTTTCTCCACCATTATCATTATATGAGCCATTATTCCCAAGTTTAGAAAAAGCATTTGAAATTATACTTTCTTTTTTCATAGTTGCTCCTTTTTATTTTTCATTTCTAAAATTAATAAGATAATCATAAATTTTTTTATTATCTGTATCAACTTTTTCACTTAGTCTATTTATCATTTCTTTTATTTCATCATTCTGTTTCTCTGAACTTTCTTTTATTTCTTCAAATTTTCTATCAAAACTTTCTTTATCTCTGTAATAGTTTTCTTTTTTTAATCTTTTACTAATTTCTCTCATCAAATAATTATGATAACCTAATAAAACTCCTGCAACTGTTATAAGTGATGTTCCAAGCATCCCTAAAATTATTAATGATATTTCTAAACTCATTAATCCCCCTTGTATGAAAATATTCCAAATGTTCTTACTGCTCTATACATCAATTGCCTTTTAAAGAAACCGACACCCTGTTCTTTCATAACTTCTAAGAATACCTTATCTGCCTCTTTTCTTGACACTCCTAATTTATGACCATTTCTATATAACCAATCGTGAATAACTGCTGCTTTTGTATGGTCTCCATAAGTATTTATAATATTTCTAAATACTCTTGGAACACTAGCTAAATCACATTTAAACCCAGCAGGGATATGAATTAATTTATCTCCAATCATATATCTATAATCTTTCTCTAAGATGAAATCTTTACCATCATAATACTTTAAATCAAACTCATCTAATTCTGGCATTTTAACTCTCCTTATCTTTTAAATTTAATATTGTCAGCTGTTCCTAATTGAAAATGTACAGAGTCTTTTTGTTTCCAATTTCCACCCCATACTATATTATATTTATCAATAAGTCCTTTGCTTTTTGCAACATCATAAATAGCTTTATAGTATTTATAATCCCATCTAGCAACAGTTTTTTCTTTTACTTCTCCAGTTTTTTTATCTATATACTTTTCTTTTTCCAAGACTGCTATGTCAACAGCATATCCATAACCATCAACTTTTACCTGGTGCTTTGATTTTAATTTATAACCATCACACCAACTGACTTTTGGTTGCTTATTGCCATTGCTATCATATAAAATAGTTCTTCCTTTTTGATACTCGTGGTTTTGTTCTTCTGCTGTTCTAACTCCACAAGTTATTTTAAAATCATATGGAGATTCTTTTATAAGTTCTTTCATAAAATTTACTACATTTGGATGAACTCCATTCATTTTTTCTAGACTTGTATTTGATAAACTAAACATATAGCCTCCTTAAACATAAAAATCACTAAAATTATATTTTAAAATCTAATTTACAAAAAATGACCTTATAATAAGCCGATTAAAGAGTTTTATCAAAGGTAGCTATATAAAACTACCTTTAATAATAGAAACTCTTTTATTCCCATTTTATAGATTCTATTTCTTCAATACTATTAGCTTTTTCTAATTCTTCACAAATTCTTTTAAAATCTTTCCATATAGTCTTTTTTCTTGCACCCCATAAATCAGCACATTCTAAAAGTTCAGCTATTGTGAAATCTTTATATGTATTATCTTTTAATCTCCAACTTTCAATATCTGTTAATTTAATTCTCTTTAATAATAGCAACATCAATTTTTGTTCAAAGTTTTTTAAATCTTCATTCTCTCTCATTTGAAATATAGAGCCTTTATATTCAAAATCAGCATCTATTTTTTTTTGTCTTTCATATTTAAATTTTTTCTCAAATATTTTTTTTACTTCAGACAAATTTAATTTCCATTTATCTTTATTCCATTTATGATATTTTGTTGGTTGCTCTATTTTTATTATTGTATTATTTTCTATTTTTTCCCCATCTTTTAACTTATATTTTCCCTCTTGATAAAGTTTATAATTATCTTTTATCTTTACAGATTTTGATTCTTTATCCCAATAGTATAAATCGTCTAATGGAGAGTCAGAGTTAAAAATTATTTCGTTTTTTAAATACTCTGGTATTTGTTCATACATTTCAAAAATACCTAAACAAAACCATATACCATTGATTGCTTTTTCTTCACTGTATACATATTTTTTCATTTAATGCCTCCAATTATTTAATATAAGCTTTTATAATAAATGGTGTATCATCTAAACTATTTACATAGTCATTAAAAATATCAGCCAATTCTTTTGAAGTTGTAGTCATATGATATGTATAATCTACCTCTATTACCTTAAAAATAAACTCAGGTGTTTTCATATCATTTAGAATAAAACTAACATATATATCTTTCCCCAATAACCCCCTTATATCTTTATCAAAATCCATTTGAATATCAAATCTTATATGATTGATAGCAAGTACAGAAAACTCATATTTATCTACAACATTATAACCACTTACATCTTCTTCATAAAAAATATAATAATCATCTGAGTCACGACTATATGAAATATATCTATCCAAAATAATTTCTGTATTTGATTTGCTGTAAAAATCTTTTAAACTAATAGGTCCGCTAGGTTTATTTGCTAATTTCCTGACATCACTATCATCCAAATTAATAGTACCACTTTTGCTTAATTCTTTCCTTATGTCGTCCATGCTAATAGAACCACTATCTTTTATCATTTTTTAGCACCTCTATTTCAGATTTTAAATCTTTTATAGCTTCTATTAATAAACCTACTATATTGCCATAAGCGACAGATAAATATTTCTCTTCGGTATCTGTTTCAATAACCACCTCAGGAAGAATTTTTTGAATTTCTTGTGCAATAACTCCAGTTCCTTTTTTATTATTGATATCAAAAGTGTATCCATTTATTTTACACACCTTTTCTAAAGCACAATCTATTTTCTTTATGTTAGTTTTTAATCTTATGTCAGAAAATGCAGTTATATTATTATTAGACAATATTGTTCCTGTGACTGTTAAATTCCCATTAATAGATTCACTCCTATCATTTCTTAAAAAATGACTAACATCTATGTTAGCTCCTTCACCTTTATCGCCTTTTGGACCTTGTTCTCCTTTTGGACCTATTGGTCCTTGAATACCTTGTTCTCCTTTTGGACCTTGCTCACCTTTATCTCCTTTTGGACCTTGAGCTGTTGGTATACTTAAAATTTCTTTTTTGTTATCTCCATAAGCAACTTCAACTTTATTTCCTCCAATTGAACGAATAGAGGTTATGCTTAATCCTCTTTCTCCTTTTGGACCTATTGGTCCTTGAATACCTTGTTCACCCTTTGGACCTTGTTCACCCTTTGGACCTTGCTCACCTTTTAGAATTTCTTTATTATCTGAAATATATTTTGCTACTGCACTTGATAAGTTGTTTTTCAATTCATCAGATAAAGTGTTTAAAGAATTTATTTTTTCCCCTAATATTCTTTCAAATTCTTTTATAGATTCTTTCTCATTTTTATTTAATTTCTCTACAGAACTTTTTATATCTTCTTGTGTTTTATTAAAAATTACATTTAACTCATTGATTTTATTTTTCAATTCTTCTGTAAATTCAAATATTTTATTTTTAGATGCTGCTTCTATTTCTGATAAAGATGTTTCTTTTGTTGTTTTAATTAATTCCTCAGTTTCTTTTTTTAATTTACTTACCATTTGTTCATACTTACTGTTTAAATCTCCTAGTGGAAATGTTTTTATAATTCCCTCATCATCAGAAAACCAAATAGTATTAGGCTCTAATGTTGGCAAAATTTGAGTTTGATGTAATTGGTCTGAATCTGTCTTAACTCCAACAGTCTTTAAATATTTACTGATATTAAATATATCTAAGACTGCTTCATTATATTTTTGAACTAATATTTTTAGTTCAGGATAAGGATCTTTGTATTCAGAAGATTTTATACTTGTTTCATATATAATTTGGTATTCAATTGCCTTATCATTTATAACATTATCAACATTTAAAAATGTGTTGTTATTTTCTTTTGTTATATTGTAATTTCCCTTAGGAATAGGCATAAACATTTCTGAATTTTTTCTGTACAAAAAAACTGCTTCCCCAGTATCTATACCATTAATTTCATATTTGCCACTAGCTTTATCAAATTGTCTAACTATATTTAGAAGTTTACCTGTTTTGTAATCCATTGTTCCTCCTATAAAAATAAGGTAGGGTTTTTATCCCCTACCCTTAAAGGTCTAAGCTGATTTAAAAGTAAATTTTGTTATGAAAGCAGGTTCTATACAGATAGCTCCCATATATTTTCTGTTTTGTAAATGCCATCTAGCTCCATCTGTTTCATGAAATTCTGCAACACCTTTTTCAGTCCCTTTCCAATTTACACAACCACAAGTATTAGATGGTACTATGTACATTGTTCCTGGTGGTGTCATATTAGAATCTCTTGTAATTAAAAATTCTGCTCCTCTAATTCTTGTTGGTTTTTCACTATCTCCCCATTCAATAGAATCTTTAAAATCTCCATTTAAGAAGAAATTAGATTGTACTAATAATTCCCAGTCTTTGATATTTAATACAACTGATACCCCTTTTTGTCCATCAGGTGTCATTGCAGCATTAGCATGAGCAACAGCTATTCTTCCAACTAGAGCTCTTATAACTTCTTCTTTATCTAAAGTTTTTGTTGCATTGTCTATTTTAGCTAATTCAGAATCTTTATCTTTTATTGATTTTAATATTTTTTCATCTTCTTTATGTGATAAAGCTATTGCCATTGTTTTTTGTAATGTACCTTTTGCATCTAGTGATGTCTTTTTAAAATCAATATCAGGGATTTTATGTTGTGAAGATATATAATCTCCAAAAACTTTGTAAGGTTTTAGTGGCCCAGCATCTCCACCATTATTTCCACTATCTCCCTCATAACCCTTATCATTTGAGTTAAACATTGATGGAAGTCCATCTTTTGCAGTAGAGCCTTCTGCTCTATATAGAGTATAACTTTCTCCACTTGTTGCATCACCTTTTTCACAGAACTTAGCTAGCCCCATAGGTGTTTGAACTGACATTGCTATAAGTGCTTGTGTTGCATATTTTTCTTGTAATGCTTGTTCTAATGGTTTTGCCATTTAAAATCATCTCCTTTTTTACTCTGTTATTTGATTAAAATATTCTAATTCTTCTTTGTTTAATAATTTTCCTTGAATTTCTTTTCTCTTCTTTTCTATATCTTTTCCACCCATTAAGATATACTTATTAAATTCTGCTATTCCTTCATCTGCTGTTAAGTTTCTACTTATGTTTCTTTCTTCTCTTTCTTTTATTCCATTTACATTTTTACCTCCTCGAAAATGATTTATAACTTTTGTTAGTATTTTAATTGCTCCTGGATCCGATGTTATTGCATTAAAATATTTTTCTTCTTCTGTTCCTTTTAAAATGTTTTTTAAAATATTGCAATTAGCTTGATATGATTTTTTCTCTTCATAAGATAGATTATTCTTTAAGTTTTCAGTTATTGCTTCTGGACTCATTGTTTGATTATTTTGTGAAATCATAAAGCCTATGATACCTTCAACTTGTTCTTGTGATAATCCTAGCTTCTGATACTCTGCTGTAAAGGCTTCTAACGCTCTTACACTATCATCAGTCATATCAATATCATCTTTAAATTTTTCTAAATTATACCCACTAAATCCTAAGTTATCATCAAATTTAACTTCATTTGGGTCAAATACTTTTATTGTTTTCTTTTCCTCAATTTGCTCTTCAACTTGTTCATCAACTTGTTCATCAACTTGTTCATCAACTTGTTTTTTTTCTGTTGTTTCATCAATGTTATTAATTTCTATTATTTCATCTTCCACTGTTATCCTCCTCTAAAATGTCAAATTTTAACTTTGTTAATAAACTTCTTCCACTTGGATATTCTCCATTTGCTCTATAATAAGCTTCTTTATAATTTTCCCAATCAAGTATACACAAGTCTATTAAATTTATTAATTCTTGGTTCCCTTTGAATTTTTGTATTTGAATGTCATATTTGTTAGGACTCATTTAGCATTTCAACTCCTTCTTTTACTCTTCCTGGTATTCCTGTTTCCTGTCTTTTCCCAATATCTTCTTGAGCTCTTGCAAGTAATTGGATTTCTTGTAATCTTCTTTGATTTTCAAGTTTTGTTGTCATTTCTTCTTCATTGTTAACAATACTTACTGGTATTCTCATTTTTTCTCTAATATGATTTACAAGCTTTTCAGACTTCATTATTAGACTTTTTTCTTCTTCTGTTACTAATTGAGAAACTATGTTATAAAAATCTAATATTCTTAATGCCTCATCTCTTCCACTATTTTGAGTCAATTCATTTACATAATGTATCTGTGAGTGAGTTACATAGTCTTGATTTTCTACATCTTCAAGCAAACCTTTTTTTTCTAAAATATAATAGGCATTCATAAAAGTTGGCTCTAATAGTTCAGTGTTTATATTTTCATAAGTTCCTGAAAATTCTTTTCTAAACATTTCATGTCTTAAACTCATTTCTGTCGCACTTCTATTAGCTGTTGTACTTACATCTCCCAAAGGTTGAGCCATAAAAGCTCTGCGAAGCCTATCTCTACAGTCATTTATATCTTGATCTATAGGAATCAAATTAGTTCCTGTGTTAATAGGTTGTATTCCAACTTTATTAGAGTCATTGAAATGTCCACCATAATTAACTCCACTAGGTTTTAATGTTATCTTACTGATTAAATCTCTATTCCCAAAAAACTGAATAGGAGGGTTTACAATCTTATCTCTGTGCTCTGCTCTTTTTGCTACATTATCATTTAATTCTTTTATTAAATGCTTGTTTGCTCTTGCTATTCCAATTCCCCAAGGATTAGAATTATCAACTTGCCATCTAAACACTGTATAAGGGTTATAATCTAGCACTTCAAAAACCAATTCTTCTGCAAAATCTTCTGTATGTATAAAATGATAATATGATGTTATTGATTTAGCTTCATCAAATTCACCTATAATACTTTCTATAACAGTAATTTTTTTATCTAAATCATTTTCATCATTTAACTCTGTTGGTATTTTCATACTTAAATGCCCGAACATATCTTTTAAATCTTGTAAATTTTTTTCAATATACTTCTTAAATATGATGTTTGGCTTCCCTTGATTATCTTCTAAAAAGAATATATTATCCAAATTTTGATAAGCATATGTGAAGGGTTTAGCTGTTGAATTTAACTCCACAACTTTTCTTATACCTGTACCAACTTTGATACAATCAACTAACGCTTTGTTAGTTTCTGTATAATAGTTAGTTCTTTCATTAGTCCAAAATACTGATTCTGAATTCTTTTCAAGTACTTCATCTATTTCATTTACCAACATCTCAGCACCTTGTGTATCTGTATCTGTGATATTTTTAATCACATCTATATTTGATTTAAGCCTTGCCCAGCATTCTGTTTTACTAAATACAGATGTCATTATGAAATTGCTTAAAAATCTAATACATTCAAGTACTGTACTATCTACTTTTCTTGTTGTTAATCTCTGCCTAGTCGTTTCATCTCTTATCTTAAAATTTATATCTGTCAACTCAAATACTTCGTTGTAATCATTTTTAATTTCTTCTTTGTATTTTTTAGCTTCTTCAAAATAATAAACTAGCTTTCTTATATCTGGTTTTTCCATAGGTTCACCTACTTACTGAACATTTTTTTTAATTTATCTTCTTCATCTTTCAATTTCAACGACTTTGTAAAATCAGTTGTTGTTTTTAATGTTGTTTGTGGCTGTTTCTGAGAATTAGCTCCCTCAAGAGTTCCGACATCTCCTGCTAACTTGTCAGAAAATTCCTTTTCTCTTTTAGCTGCTGCTTCTGCTTCTCTAATTCTTCTTTCTTCAGATTCTCTTTGTCTTTCTGCTTCTTTTTTTATAGCTTTATTTGGATCTCTTCCTATTAATCCTCCAGTTAAAGATCCTAATGTATTTCCTATAAAGCCTCCTATTCCACCACCTTTGCAAAATATTTTTTGATTAAATCTTTCTTTTAAGCTTTCATATCTTTTCATAATAATATCACTCCTATCATTGATTTTTCTTTATCTTCAAAACTTACACAGTTATATTTTTTCTTTAAAACTTTATGAAATCTATAAGCAATTTTGTTAGCTTTATAGCACCATTGAGCTATTTTTTTATAATGTTTAAGTTGCTCATCAAACAGTTTTAAGAGTTCGTACACTGAATTTGATGTTATTTTAATTTCTCTATTGATATCAATTACTCCCATAAAACAAACATCATCATAAATTGTGAAATCTATATAGTATTTATCATCAATTAAGAAAGCTTTGTCAGGGTTATTTTCTTCTGTTTCATCAAAATAGTATTTATAATAGTCATCAGTTTTAAAACTATCTATCTTTCTTCTTATCTCATCAATTTTATTTTGATTTAATTGCTTAATCATAAAAATCATAGTCCCCATTTTCGTAATTATCTTGATATACAAATTCTTTCATTTTTTCTTCATATTCTTCTAAAAACATACGCATACAAAAGTATTCAACTGCGTCGCAAGTGTTGCTTGCTGCAAGTCCTCTGCCGTGAACGGGAACTCTCAGATTTTCACCACTTGAATTATCTATTTTCCATTCATACATCTTCATCAATTTAACCATTTCTCTAACATTTGCACAGTCTAAGAACTTGATTTTATGTTGCTCTATACTGTGTCTTGTTATTTCTATCGTCTTATTAACTTCGTATGCTCTCAAAACTCTAACATCTTTAAAATATTGATTGTACGCTTCTCTTCTGCTTGTTAAATAGTCAATAGCATCTTGTCTATTTCTAGCATCGTGAGGAAGTATAATCTCTACATCTTTGATATTAGCTTGTTTAATAAATGCTTTTATGTACTCAATATAATGTATCGTTGCTTTATCTGTATTAGCATAATGATGAATTATAGTGTTGTCTATTGTAAATACTAACGCTGTACTATCATTAATTCCTAAATCTTCACTGACATATAGCTTTTTGTTAGCAATGTTTAAATCTTTTATCCATTCTGCTTGTGATAAACTATACCCATAAATACTGCTCTCTCTAGCTACATCTAATTTACAAAGAAGTTCTTCATCAAACTTGCTTTTAGACATCATTTTTCTTGTATTTTCTAACTTTTCATCAGTCCAAATTTTATTTCCATTATCATCTACTGCTCTCGGATCTAAAGCATTCATTATATCTTTATAATATCTATCGTCTGTACTTTCTATTATTTCGTTAAATTGACTGCCTAAACGGGGGGTACTTACTAAAATTAATTTTCCATCAACATTTTCTATTGCTGGTAAAAGTAAATCTAATAAAGTTGGGTTTAATTGCATAGCTGTTTCTGATGATACTACTAAATCCAAGTTACCTCCAACCTTTGTATCTGCAACTCTACTGTCAACAAAATATATAATAGATCCATTTTTAAATCTTATAGAATTATCAGAGTGAAACAGCTTATCAGATTTTTCTGGAAGTTTTAAAGCTTTTTTACTGATAATAGCCTCAAGTATTCTTTCCTTTTCATTTGTAAATCCCTCCAAGATCATCATCTTACCTTGCTTTATGGTTGGGAAAATATAATAGACTATGCTTCTTGGCTTTCTTACGCATTCTCTGCAAGCTATATATAATGCAAACATATCCTTGCCCATTCTTCTGCACCAACAAATAGCGAAAAATCTAATCCCTTCATCAAATTTATTTACAAATTCTTGTTGATATTTACGAGGTTTAAAAATCAAATAACTTTTCTTTTCTTCTTCTCTAGCTTTCAATACGCTTTCTAAATAATTAATTATTGCTTTCATCTGTATTATTCTCCAGCTCTTTTATATACTCTAAAACTTTTATGATATCTGTATCTGTCATACTTTCTATTTTTTCTGCTAACTCTAATGCTAAAGAATTTTTATACTTAGCTTTTTCTAGTTCAAACCTCTCTAATCTTTCTAATCTATTAAGTTCAAGTATTTCTTGCTCTGTTAATTCATTTTGCTTTAATGTATCTTGCAATTCCTTAGATATTCCCTTTTCTCTTAGCTTTTTCCAAATTTTTTCTTTAGCTTCTGTATTTATATAAAATCTATCTTCTTTATTTTGTGCTATCTCTCTACTGTATTTCTCTCTTAAAGATTTTAAATAGTCTAATTGTTTAACTTGTAATTTCTCTTTGCTGCTTAATCTTTTAACAACATCTATTGTTGTGCCACTCTGTTCACTAGCTTCTTTTAAACTTGCTCCAGTTTCAATTAAAACTTTCGCTTTCTCTTTTCTTTTCTTTTTGTCGCTGTCGCTTGTCGCTTTAATGTCGTTGTTGCTTGTCGCTTCATTAAAATCTTTTCTATATCTTTCTACAGTTCTTATACTTATATTTAATGCTGCAGCTATTTCTTTATTATCTTTCTTTTCTATTATTAATTTATAAACTTCTTGTCTTGTACTCACATCTTTTAAAACCTCCTGAGAGAAAAAATAAAAATGGGATACATAAAAAGTTGCTTATATTTCTATAAACTTCTTCTTATATATCCCATCTACTTTAATTAAATTTTGATTGTAAGATATTATTTTATTTAATTTTTAAAAAAATTTTTACACTTTTTTCTATTGATATTATTGGACTTTTTGAGTTCTACAAAAATATTTTAAAAAAAGTGTTGACATATTGTTTACAATATGCTATTATGTAAGTACCTCAAAGGAAGGAGGTGATAAAATGAAAATCCAATTTATAATTGTTATCGGAACTTGGCGGTTTACTTTAACAATTACTAAAAAAGATAAGTAATTTATCCCCCTCTCCCAGAGGGGTAAACTAAGAATGATATAATCCTAGCTTCAACTATTTAGATTATATCACTTCTTAATAAAAAAATCAATAATAGGAGTGATAAAAATGTTAAAAGAATTAATGAACCACAATGAATTAGGAATTAAATTTTACAGAGATGAAAATGGAATAATCTTTGTAGAAGATGAAAAAATAGGAATTACTTTAAAATTAACTGTTTATGAAAATATTTTTATGTTTCATAGACAAGTAAATGATGTTGAAGCTATTAAAAGACACATAGAAATAGCAAAACATTATGATGAAGTAATGGCTGGGACTTGGAGACCAAAAACTGAAAGAAAATTTGAAAGAATAAGATAAAGGAGTGGTTCAAATGACAAAAATAACAAGAAAAAATATTAAAAAAATATTAGAAAATAAAAGTATAAAAATTGAAATGGTAAACGATTTAAGTTCTTACTCATTTTATTTTAAAAAACATATAATAACAGATGACGAAAGAGAAGAACTTTTAAAAAAATTTAAAGATGATAGCAAAAGATTTGGGTACGGAAAATTAACAGAAGACAAGACAGACATTTTGGAATTTAGTTTTGTCAACGAAGTTTACAGGGTAATTGAGGGGTAAAAAGCCCCTACAAATACAAGGAGGAAGAAAAATGGAAGAAAAAAGAAGAGGGTACAAAACCCAGAAGCAACAAACAGAAGCAACAAAAAGATATTTAGAAAAAAACCCAGAAGCGAAAGCTAAAGCAAATAGAAGCAGGTTAAAAAGTACATGCCTTAGATTTATAAAAGAATTTGCAACTATTGAAGAAATGGAGGAGATAGAAGAAATTATAAAAAATAAAAAAAATAAAAAGATGAGTTTTTAGAGCTCATCTTTTTTTATATCTTCAAGAATTTTTTTTATCTCATGATTTTCATATCTACTATTCTTGGAAAATATAACTATTCTTCCGTCTTTAACCTTGATCCGATATTCTCCATCTCCCAGCTTTTTTATTAAATTCGGGATATCTCTAATTTTTGCTAAACTCATTGCTGCAGCTCCTCAATAATCTTTTTAACTTCTTCTAAACTCTTAACAACATAATATTCAGCCCCTTGCTCTTTCATTTTTTGTTCCATTATTTTTTGTTCGGCTGATTGTCGCCCTGTTGGTGTTTTTATTTCAAGTCCTATTGTTTTCCCCTTCATAAAAACTATTATGTCTGGGAATCCTCTTTTCTGCCCTTTTGAAAGGCTTCTAAATTTTTTGCCTACTGGGTCATAGATTGCTGTATTATTAGTTCTTTGAAACCACAATTTATTTTGCTTTTCTAATACTGTTAAATAATCAATTATTAATCTTTGATAATCTGTTTCTTTCATCTGTATCACTTCCAGATTAGCATAGCGATTGAAAGAGCTTCTAAAGCTATAACATACATAAAAAATGTATTAATTTTATTTAAAATAATATTATCTTTTCTTTGAATATTATAAGCAGTTTTATATTTATCAGCCATATTTTGATAAAATTCTTTATAATTTTTTTCTTGCTCTCTTGCTTTTTTAGCTTCATCTGCTTGAGTTATATAGAACATTTTTTTAGATTCAAGCCTTTTATTTCCAGTATTTAAAATTTCTATTTCCTCTTTTAAACTGTCTATCTCTTTAATATAATCCTTATTATCTTGCTTCTTATGTCTTAGAGTTTTAATTAAATTTAAAAGATATTCCTCACATTCTTCCTTGTTATTAAGTTTAGAAGAATTAAATTTTACTCCTGCTTCCTTGTTAGCCCTTGTTATAAGCTTTCTCAAATAATCTCTTGTTTCTATTTTTTTAGTTACCATTTGTTCCTCCTTGATTTTCTATTATTTCATTTAATTTTTTAATTTCTCTGTCTTGATTCTCTAATAGTTTTTTGATATTATTGTAATTTATGACTGTTGAATTTAAGCCTTTTCCCATATTAGAATAATCAATTAAATTTATATTTGATGCCCCATTTACTGCGTCGTGAACTCCAATATAATATTGTGTTACTGGGTAATTATTCCTAGTGTATGCTTTGTAAATTTTAGGAAATTCAAAAGTTAAAAACTTTTCTAATTCATCAGAAGACATTGAGCATAGATTTTGCCAACCATCTAAGGCGTCTATAACTGCGTGTATTCCTTTATCTGCAAACTCTACACTACCATAACTCCCGTATCTTACAATAGTATTTTTTAGCATTTTCTTAGCTAGAACTATTCTGTCATCTAACTCATTTTCTGTTGTGTGTGTTGCATACTGTATAATTTCTGCAACTTGTGGGAAATTTTTATATACTCTATTTCTAACCATAGAAATAAAAGCATTGTCTAATTGTTCAGCTGTTAAATTGCTTAATGCCAAACAGTAAATATTTGCTTTTTCTTTTGTCATATCTCCAACTGGAAAATAATCTAAAAATTTTTTAAAACTGATATTAAATTCTTCCTTAGTCATTTTTTAAACCATACCTCCTGTTCATTTGCTCTATATAATCATCATCTACTAAAAATTGACTTGTGTCCTTATTTTCAGCTATCTTATTGCCATAATTATTGCAAGTCTTGGACTGCTTGTATTTTGCTATCCATTCAGGCTCTAATCCTTGCCATTCCTTTTCCATAGCAATATTAATAGCTTCATCTAAACTAAACCAATCAGAAAAATCTTTTAATATTTTTTGTATAGGAACTATTGTTTTTATTGGCTTTTTAATTGATTTTCTATATTCTACATATCTAAATAGAAGCTGTTTATAGTCATCATTTAATTTTAAATCATTGATATAAGTTTCAACTTCGTTTTTTGATTTTTCTTTTTTATTTTTTTCTTTTAATATTCTACTTGTATTATTAATACTTGTATTATTATCCTCACGATTTTTCGTGATAGGGGTATCATTATTTTTCGTGATAGGGTCTACTTTTTTTTCGTGATAGGTATCATTATTTTTCGTGATAGGGTTAGCTATATATATTCTTCTTTCTTTTATATTTTTAGTTCCAGGTTCATATATTAATTTTGTTTTTATATATCCTGCTTTCTCTAAATCACTTACCCATAAACTAACTGTATTTTTACTAACTTCGTATAACTCTGCAAAATAAGAATTTGTTGCATTACAATAACCATTTTTATTAGATAATGCAGTTAATTCTGAATACATTATCTTTTCCATAGGTTTTAAATTTTTATCATATCTTATATTTGCTGGTAATATTCCATAATATCCTGGATTTTCCATAAAATAACCTCCTATATATTTGGAGAGCTTCGGCAGTTCTCCTGTTTATTAATTCAATTAGTAGAGCTTATATAGAGCCTGCCAAAGCTACATACAAGCCCCACTAATTCAATCAATAAATTTAGTTGGAATTAGTAGGAAAAATATTAATGTAAAATAATGCATTAATTATTTTAGAATATGTAAAATTTTTCTTTGTTTTCCATTGATACATATAAAAAAGTTGTTAGAATTTTTTTAGAATTTCATTTTACATTGAAATATTTTAAAATATTTATATCTTAAAAATATCTTTTAATACTAATAAAAAAATAAGAAGTAAAATATTTGAAAATATTTTATGCATATTCTTATTAACTTCTCCTGAAAAAATCTTAATAATTTCATTGATATATATAGAAAAATTTAATATTTATCTTGAAAAGTCTTAAATAAATCTTGAAAAATCACGAATTGACACGACAAGTTTTTCTTTTAGTTTCAATGTATTTTTTATTAAAATACGAATTAATAAGAAACTGTAAGAAAAGTTTATAAGATTAGTTCTTACACGCATAACCACAAGGGAGGACTCCTCAATTCATAAGAATTAAAGGCAAAAATGCTTGTGGCTATATGTCTAAGGACTAGCCTTAGATTTTTATTTAACAAGGATTTAGCAAAGTATATAATGATACACAAAAATCTAGTATCCCTAACAAAATTGTAATTATTGCTAAACAATCTATTCTTTTTGTGTAAAAAGAATCACAAACAACATAAACTGTTACTAATGATGAAATTAGCAAATAAAATAAAACTTCTATATTCATTATTCTCCTTTCTTTTTTATTTGTAATTCATAACCTAACACATCTAAAATTTTACAAATTCTATCAATTTTTGTATCTTTCCCTTTTTCTAAATTTTTTATAAAAATTGTTAAATTTTGTTTTTTTATTCCTAAAATTTTTGCAAATTCTACTTTTGATTTATAATTTATCCGAATTTCTTTATTAATTAATTCAGCTAATTTTACTTTATCCATTTTCACTCCTTTAATTTGTAATTATATAAGATTACTTTATAAGCAAAAAATAAAAAACTTATTTTTCTATATTGTAATCATATTTAATTACTTTGTCAAGAAAAAAATAAAAGAGAGAATAAATCTCTCTTAAATTTCATAATCTATACGACTTCCAAATTCATTATAATAGTGTTTCCCAATAAATTTCTCGTTTATATAATGATAAGATTCTTTTATTTTAGTATCAAAATTATTTTGATAAATCACTTCTACTTTATCTATCCGATTATATTTTTTTGAATCTATTTCAGTAAAATAATTAAATTTTAAAACTCCCTTGTCTTTATCTCTTTTAAAGACTAAATCATAGTATTTATTTTTAATATTTGAATCGGTATTTTTTATATTGATTATTTTTAAATCTTCATCACTAATATAAAATTTATTGTTTATTTTATAAAATGAACCTACATAATTTAATTTATTATCAAACATTGTCATAATAATTATTTTATCATAATTTTGAACTCCAAAATTATCTACTATTTTTCTTATAATTGATTTTTCTTTTAAGTATGCAGGAGACAGCATCTCTAAAAATTCATTTGTGTTTAAAGTTTTTTCTCTTTTAATTTTTGCCATTTCTTCATAATTAAAAAATGTTAAATCTATATTTTCTATATATCCACTAATTGAAGTATTTTCCTCTTTAAAAAGATAAGTATAATAGTCATCTATATCTATAACATATTCATTATAAAGTATTGGAATTATTTTAGGAAAAACTTTAAAATTGAATAGATAATTAAATTCTTTTTTCTTTTTAATTTCTTTCAAAGTCCAAGTAATGAGCTGATAATTTTCATCATCTTTTTCCTGCATAAAACTATTTTTTGTTGCAGTATCAAATGACACTTCAATCTCTTTTTCTATCTTATAAATTCTATAATTTTGTCTAATAGTTTCAAAAATATATATCACTATTAACAATATAATAGCATATAATATTTTCTTGTTTATTTTCATCAATATCCCACCTTGCAAGGTGTATAACCTCTTTTAATTGCTTCTGATTTTTCAATAGCTATAATCTTTTTAGCTTTTTTCAAACCTTTGCAATTTTTAGTTGGATGATACCTTTTGCCAGTTGGTGTAATATAAACTATTTCTGCCAAAACTCCAACAGATAAAATTAAAAATAAAACAGCAATAAATTTCTTCATAAAATCCCCTCCATTTATTTATAAATATTTATTTGAAATAACCTGTATAACTCTTCCTTCAATCTTCAAATATATTTGCATATCCTTAGTTATTAAAATATCCTCATATTCTGGGTTATCACTTTTTAACATAACAATTTTGCTTTTAGCATCCATAACCATTCTTTTTATAAAACTTTCGTCATTATAAGTTACAACATAAATTTTATTTTTTACATAATCTATATTATCTGGGTCAACTAAAGCATAATCTCCATCTTCTAAGGTTGGCTCCATACTATTACCATTTATTTCAACTAAGAAACTTCTATCAGAAAAATTACCTTTTTTAATTGGAAAATAATAAATCTCTTGATCTAAATTTATATATCCATTTCCAGCAGAAGCCTTACCATAAACAGGCAGTATAACAGTATTTACTTTCTGTTCTTCCATATTAAAAGTACTACCTTTTAAACTATCTGGCATAATTTCATCAAGATACGCTTTTTCAAATTGTTTTTTATATAATGGATACGCTTTTATAAATTTTTCTAATAAATTCTTATTTATGGGGACGGTTCCTTTTTCAAGCCTATCAATATAAGTAAACACAATATCAGTTTTTTCTGATAATTTTCTTAAACTATCTCCATTTTTTATTCTAATTTCTTTTAATGTTTGTCCAAAATTCATAAATTTTCCCCCTGTTTTCAATTATTTTATAATATTTTTTAAAAAAAGTAAAATTTTTTCTTGACAAAGTAATTAAATATGATTACAATATAACTATAAAAGATTTTTGTTAAAAAAGTCAAAAAATTTTTTTTAGATATTAAGTAGCTATATATGATAACAATAAGGAGAGATAAAATGAAAAACTTCACATTAGAATTTGCAGACCATCAATGGATTATGTACACAGAACATAGAGATTTATTCGGAAGTGAGATAGATAACTATTTCAAACTTCCAGACCTAGCATACTTAGAAGATGAATACACTTCTATAAACGCTTACTGGGATAATGGAGAACAAGCTGGATATATAGATGTAGAAATAACAGCAGTTCACAGTGATAATACTTATCCTTTTAAAACTAAATATTATGATTTTTCTAAGTTCTTGAAAGATTTAAAAGACTTAGAAAATGAAATAGAAATAAATAAATTAAATGTGAACGATTGGGAGTATGAGAAACAAGACCAATACGGAATCAGAGGACTAAGCATAAGAGATTTTATATAGGAGGAGAAAATGGAAGAATTATTTTTTAAAGATAAAGTGAGTGCAAAAATATTTTATTTAACACAATTAAGTGGAGAAATACAAATGAAATTCTTAGGGATTACTAGGGGACATTATAGTAATAAAAAAATAGCTGAAAAATGGAGAGATGAGCAACTAAAAGTCTTAAAAAATTGTGAACATGGTTTTAAGGACTTGGCTATTGAAAAATTAGAAAAACTTTATAAAGGAATGGGATGGGAAATATAAATGGCATACATAGATAAATCAATAGGAGAAAAGTTAATAGAAAGAATGTATAAATCAGTAAAAACTTCTATTAGAAACTTGAACAAACTAATAGAAAAAAATGATACCGCAGGTTATAACACTAGCTTTTTAAGAGGTATCAAAGAAGGGGAAATTAATTTATTAAAAGAAATGATTGTAGAAATAAGAGAATTGGAGGAAGAATAATGTTAAATAAAAAAATTAAAGAAAAGGTATTAAAAATAATGGAGTTAGGATTGGAATTAAATAGCAAAGAAAAAAATACAGTATTTGTTGAATATTTTGGTCATTGTTATGGAATTAACACAAGAATTTACTACAATGGCTGGAATAAAGAAACTACAAAAGATTTTGAAGAATGTGTTTATTTAGATCTTCCAGAAGCAGAAACAAAATTAGATAAAATTATTAAAAAAATAAAAGAATTAAAAGGAGAATAAAAATGAAAAAAATAAAACAAAAAGATTTCTCAAGATTGTTAAAAAAAATGACATTCTGGGAAAATGCAAAGTTAAAAGATGTGGTTGAAATTATGGAGTTGTATCTACAAAAGGAGGGAAAAAATGAAATTTAATAAATTTAAAAAGGCAAGTTTTAAGGAAATAGTAAAACATAAGATTAAATGTATAGTTAAAATTTTGAATTATCCAT